TGTTTCTCATGTTTGTTTTGAATATATCATACTCGTTTGATAATTTTTCATTTAACAACTCTCTCGCTTTATCATTTTCAAAGTTTTTCTTATATTCATTTATAGCATTGTCGGTTGAAATTCTAGATTCATATATATTCTTTAAAAATATAGAAAATTCATCATTTGAATCCAAACTTTTATTAAGATCGTTAATATAATGTTGATTTTTCAATATTAATTTATCAATTGTAGAGACTATGTCTCTTTTATTTACAACACCATACAAACCATTCAGAGCAGGAATAAGTTCGTTATCTTTATTAAGGTCAATGTTTTCAATATTGATATTTTCAATTCCAAAGTCTTTCAAAGAAAATTCTGGAATTGTTATAGATTCTCTACCAAATATATTCTTACAAAAATCATATTTCAATTTATAGGTATCTTTAGATACTATAACGGGACGGTATGTAATCTTATTTGAATCATATGAAATAACAAAAAGATTATTGCATATTGTTTGAATATCATTATTTGGTAAAGAGACTTGTTCAAATGTGTAGTTGATATTGTTGTAGACAACAAAAGATATATTATTGACTATCAATGATTCAAGATTCTCATATGAGCATTCTAGCGACATAAAATATGAACCATCTGATATGTCTAAATTTACATTACCGGATTTTTGACACGCTACTTTCAATATGTCATTAAATGCATAAGAATTAAACATCATACTTGAATATTCATTTTTTCCATATGCTCCGTTTGCAATACTAGAAAAATCAACGATTTCAGTAGTACCACCTTTTTGAACAAAATTTTGCGAGAAATCTATTTTTTCCAAATTACACGAATGTGAAAAACATGAACTCCATATAACATCATTATAATCTACATCAATCAAATTTGTAGAGGAATTTTTATGAGGATATACTTGAAATGAATTAAATTCGTCGTCTTTAATTTTTTTCACTTCCTTCCAGTCATTGAAAACAATCTTACATGCATTTGGCTTATTGTTTCGTATTTCTCTTAATTTGATTTTCAAAGTTTCATTATTAGTTTCTTCAATTGCTCTATCTAACTCTATTTCGTTCATGTTATAATATTGATAGTATGTATCGCATTCTTCTTCCTTTTCTGGTTCCACAAAATATACTTGACATGTTCTTAATAATTCTGCCTGTAATTTAGAATCTGATGTAGAAACAAATGATTCCTTCAAATCTTTTTTTACGTAAACGACATAATAGTATAATAACAATATGATGATAATAAATAAAAATATATTACCAGCAATATGCATATACGAATTGTAAGAAGGATTTAAGGTACATTTTTTGATGACCATGTAATGGTTCCCTATTATATGTTAAATATAAATTATTCTATCCAACATATCTTTAATACTTTCGACATATTTCTATGCAACCATACCAGTAAACAGAATCCAAGAGTACATGAAACAAGTGCAATAGAAATATCCAAAAGTATTTTTACAAAACGAATTTGAATTTTGAAATATCGCCAAAGATACAATGCTGTAACAAGAATACATTCGAATATAACTGTAACAAGAAGGATATCATCAATCATAGCGGCACTGATTATGATAAAATACATCATAGAGTAGATAACCCAAAATACGAAAATACCAAATGTATAAACAAAATATGACCATTCGCCTTTTGCAACACGGAATATAATTGCAACAACCACAGATAAACCCAATAATGTCACAATGACAATCCATAACAAAGATAAAATTGTATTCGTTTCGCCTGTCTCTATGGATTTCTGTAGTCTTGTAAAAAGACTAGTTATCATTGGTATAACAAATACAAATCCAAAATATAACAGTACACACCCCAAGATTAAGAAAAACTTTTTGTATACATTAGCTTCAATAAACAATATTTTTACGATTTGTAATAAAACAAAATAAGCTGCTAATATTGCAGCTATTATTCCTAAGATCAACCATAACATAGTCTGTTAAATATCTAATATAATACTATATAAAAAAAACACATTAGATCATCATTTGTTTAGAATGACCAACTCTTAGACCAGTATCGAGCACAATTTCATATCCTGCTTGTGTGATATTTTGACAAAAAGCCATGTCTTCAGATGGTAAATCTATAAGGACATCACCATTCTTTCCAGAAATTTCACGAACATTGCTTTGAAAATATGGATAACTCAACTTTTCAAGAACCTCTTTTCTACATGCCATAAATCCCATGCCACTGTAAGCAACTGGCATAAAAGTAGATTCGGTATCACTTTTCCATTTTTCAATGTATTCATTTGTCAAATATTCATATTTTCCATTTTCTACAAAGAATGAATTATCATATGACTTGACTGTTGCAAAATGTTCAAGATCTGTCATTCGATAAATTCCACTTACAACAGGATGTTTTTCAGTTGCATCAAGAAGACGAAGAACTTGTTCAGACGTAAACATGATATCACTGTCAATAGTAAGCCAAATATCATAATTATCTCCATTGAAAGGCTTTTGGTCTTTTCCACGTTTCGTATCTAACCCTAGAGTTTGCATTCTAACATATGGAACAAAAGAACCTGTTCCTGCTGCAATGGCTACATCATATTTTTGAGAAGACCAGAGTGTAATAATTGTATTTGTCCAGTTAATCAAAAATTTTGATGAGAAATTATCACCAGGAACAGCAATAATTACCTTTTTCTTTTTCACTTCTTCTTCGGGTACCTTTTCCATTTAATTATAAAATACATATAATTCTTATATAAATTTAGGAATTCATTTCATGTTCATAACATAAATAATGAATATTTAATGTATCTTTTCTTCCTACTCGCTGTGCTCTTCCAATTGCTTGATATTTCTCAAGACCCATAGAATGAAATATAACCACGTCCGTTGCACATTGAATATCTATACCACTTCCTGCAAAATGAGTATTCAAGAGAATAACTTTAATGTTTCCAGATCTGAATTTTTCCAACACCTTCATCATATGGGCAGTATTACCTTTCATCTCAGAACAAGTTATATCATTTTCATTCAATATTTGCGAAAGTTTATTGAAATTATTGTCATATTTACTGAATACCAAATATTTACCATCCGTGTTATTCTTGATAATGTTTATTAATGTCTCTGTTTTGCTCATCATATGTGGTACAACATTTGATTTTTCTAAATTATCATTAGATGTAATAGAAATCATTTTCTGTGTATTGATATACGAACGACATTCTGGACAATTCATATTATTTCCAATCCATTTTACGATACAGCTCATGCAATAACTATGAGTACACTCTAGTATTATAGGATTTTCAATGTCATACATACATATTGGACACATCTTCGTATTTAATTCAGAAATCCTTTCCTTCAAGTTTTGTAGCTTGGTTTTTTTTGCTAATATGTCATTCTCAATAGTCTTGATCTTAGATGCTTTGAGTTCATGTGGAATATCTAAATTTCTTATATATTCTCTTTCAAACTCCTTGTTCGATATTTCACGGTCAATCTCTTTCGTAACTAATTCAACAATGTTTTTTTCTGTATCTGTTTTTCCACCTAAATCTTTTATTGCACCATCTATATCATTTGCATTTATCTTTTCCAATACAGACGCGCATATGAAATTCTTAATAACATTCATACATGTAAGCATTTTACATAAATAATATTTTTCACAAGGAACAGGGATCATAAAACTGTTTCTTACAAATTCTTTCTTTCCTTTTACTAAAATCATACCAATTGTTTCAGAATTTATCGATTCTTTCATATGAAACAATATGTTTCTATACGTTCGAATAGAATATGGTAAACTTTCATATGATGCTGTAATAAGCCACAAGAATTCATAATACATCAACTGAATTCCATTACAAATATCATGAGCCTCATCTATCATTATTCTCTTCCATCTTCTTATAATAGGAATATATATAAGGTGTTCGTTATCATAATGTTGTCCATAATGCGATATTAATATGTCTAGTGTTGTATTTTTTATAAGTACAACATCATACTTGTTAAAGTATTCTATGATTGATTCGATAGTGCTAGTATTCTCTGGTAAATTTTTTTTTATATATTTTAAATTATCAATGGCAATGTATTTTAAATTTGTGTTGTCTTTCAAAGACTTTTCCCACTGTACATACACTGGTCCTCTTGGTACAACGATCAGAGTACTGTTAATTATGTTGTTTTTTTTTAAAACGTTGTTGTTGATAGTCGAATAACTCATATAGCTATAAGTCTTAGGATTACAATAACTCATATTTAATTGATTGTTTACATGAATTTCATTAATAGGTAAAGAAGCCACAAGGGCCAATGCTGTTAGCGTCTTCCCATATCCAACAATATCACCAAAAATTCCGATATTTGTACTGACAATAATTTTTTGATCTGTAAGTTGAGTTCCGTTTGTATACGACACCGTTCCTCTATGATTGTAATTAATTGTTCCTTTTTTTTCCATTAATATTGCTTTGTATAAACCCGCCAACTGGTGGCCTTTAAGAGATACTTTAATGGCATCTGGTTGAGGAGCCCTTGGGGCGGTATCTGTTATTTCAGCTTGATATTCGTAGTCAGTCATATATAAGATATATACATAACTCTTAATATCAATTTTTCTTTTTTAGAGGTCAAAACTATAAAAAATGATGATTACTTTTATATACAATACATCTCGAACTTTCATAAATTGTACATTTTTGGTACAATGATTAATTCTATGAATGCGAGGCGTGGTGCCGCCAATAAGTTAAAAATGACAAACATTGAATTCAGGTCTATGAAAAAAGAAGTTAAGGATAGTGTTGTTGCCAAAGACGCAAGTACCGTAACATCAGACTATTTCAAACTATTTGATACAATCGAATCACAATATGTACACGACAAACACAAATATTACTTAAATATGGCAGCAAAAGCAGCAACAAAATCAGATATGAATCATAAACATGGTGCTATTATTGTTTATAAAAAAAAAATTGTGGCTATTGGTTGTAATTATTACAAGGGAGAATATAGCATTCATGCCGAAATTGATGCAATTTCTCAATTAAAGGGAAAAGAAAAATCTGTTTTACCAGAATCTGAACTTTACGTTGTAAGGATTGGACCAGAGAAGCTGAGCGACCACTTGAAGTATTCTAAACCGTGTTATAATTGCCAAAACTATATTTTGAAAAAATGTATAAAAAGAACTTACTACTCGACAAATTATAATTATGATACAATTATTTCAAAATATCTTACAGAATTGGTTGAAAAAACAGAAGAATCATAAATTGTGCATTTCTAGAGGGTCAGAGAAACTGTTGGGATAACTCTCTTGAGGTTCTTTTTCAAGATTGTCTCTCTATCTTCGATAAATATTTGCTTCAAAAGTTCTTCTCCTGATAAAGATTTATACTTCATAATTTTGTCTTTTATCTCGGTCATTTTAATCGGTTTCTTCACCTCTCTTACATTTGACCGAATACGGCCATTTGCTGTATTAAGGTCATTGTATTTATATGTATACATAAAATCTTGAACTTTAGAATTTAATGCTTTTTGATAATTTCTTCTTTCTTTTATTGCAATATTCAGCTTTCTTATCTGGTCATCATATTTGAACCAATCATTTACAAGATTCTTGAAAGAATCCAACTCTTCTTCCGTTGGTTCAACTTTTTCTGATTCTATATTTGTTATTAAATTATCCGTGTCTGATAACTCACTCATATTTTGTAAACCCTTTAATATTTAAAATGCGATAAATTCTTATATATGTAAAAGATCAATCATTTCAAATTAAATAACTATCTATAAATTTCATTAACTCTTTTTCGTTTCTATTTTTATTAAATTCTTTAAATCTTTCACCATTTCTGTAAATAAGAATTGTTGGAAATGATACAACAGAATACTTGGATTCCAATCCTCGAATACCTTCTAATTCAATGCTGACAACATTGATTTTATCTTTCATCTGTCTTATGACATTATCCCAAATCGGTGCAAATTCACGACAATATCCACATTCTTTCCAGTGATATAAACATAATACATCTTTATTGGAATTTACAAATTTTGAAAAAATCTGATTCGGATTCTTTTGATTTTGAATTATTTTCATTTTACCGACTTTTCCTTTATTTTCCTTCTTTTCCTTCTTCTTTTTGAATACTTCCTTCGGCATGAATATTTGAAAGTATCTGCTTATATTTTATTGTAATATAATATATATAGGGAATATGACTGAATTAAGTCTACGAGATATTGCTTGTTTGGCTTCTTCTGATCATATGACACAATTAAATCTTAAATCACATCACTACAATCATAATAATTATATTCGCAGAATGACAACTTTTGATAAATTCGATTTCAAATACATAGATTTTCAACCTGGAATTCAGATAACGAATAAAAACTGTTATTACGAACGTCCAGAAGAAAGTAAAGGAGAATGGAGAAAACAATTCAATAGTGTTCTTGTACACAACCATAATATGTTTAATTTTCAAACAAAACAAAGGTAAATTCAATTTATAGAAGGAGTATTGCTTGTTGTAAATTTATTTCTCTATATATTACAATAATTGATTCCGTCAATCATATAAACACATTAATATAAAGTTATTCAATAATGACAATGTTTTTTTCTCCTAAAGAAATTAAGAAAATTTGTACAAACTCTCCTGTAAAATTTAAAAGAAAACACAGAATTAAAAAACCACAACCAGAAACAGAAATAATCGACTTTGATAATGATATAAAAATATTATGTGTTGAATTTTTACAATCTGAAAAAACACAAGATATTATTTCTGATATTTTGGTGTATTTTTTAAGTTATGTTAACAAACATCATAACAATATTGTTGACAAAATCGAAACATTCTTAGATAGACATCATCATCTTGGAGAAAGATTGGAAAAAATAGTAAGTATCAATTCTGATTCTTCAAAATTACCAGACTTGTTTAAAAAATATGTTGAATTTCAAAATCAATATTTTAAAGAATATTTTTATACACACTTCGACACAGAACAAGACTTTAAAGAGATTTTTTTAAATATTTTCAAAGATTGTGTGTTTATTATGGATACCAATATTGTTGACTTGAAGTTAAAAGAGTCATGGCCTAGAATTTTTCATATCATATTTGATGTTATTATTACAAGTTCAATTACACCTACAGACTTATTTGCATGTTTAAAAGAAATAGATGAAATATCTGAGAATTTATTCTTTCCTTTTTTTCACGCTAGATTGAATACATTCGAATTTAATATTGCAAAAAGTGTAATATTAGAAAACATTGTTTATAGAAAACTTATTGGATACAACATGTATCGAATATTTACAAAAAATAGCTTGATTAAAGGCACTAACGAAAAGTATCAAATTCAACACAAACCCTCACTTCATCATATTTTTGACAAATTGAACTTGTTTCTTGATGAAACTGTCAATAAAACTAACTATATTTTTGACACACTCGAAGGTCATCCAAAGTTTACCAAAAGATATTTAAAAGATTACATGAATCATGTTATCAATGATACGTCTCTTGATTTTAAAGAAATGTTTAGAAAAACAAAAAACTTGCCTAACTTTCTTTTGATTTCTATACAATTATTATCAACATATAAGTTCACAATTGCGTGCTTCAAAAGGATTTTTTGCTATTAGATGATATCATTATATATATTTCTTAACGTATCTTCTGCCAATGATTCTTCTAATTCTTTATCATAAAATATGTGATTAGGTCTATTCAGCATTGTATAATAATCAGATTTGTAAACAAAACATGTTTTTAATATTTCTTTTGTTTTTAAACATGGTCCTGTCAATATGTATCCGTTTTTATCAGGGCTTATGAAAATTTTGCTATTTAATTCTATTGATTTGAAGATATATCGTACATATTCTGGCATATCATCATGTTTAAAACAAATGTCAAAGAATTGGTTTGGGTGCATTGTATACACTGAAAACATAACATACTTATCACCTGTTCTATCACAATGTAAATATACATTGATGAATTCATTATTATATAATGCTCTGTAAAATTCTACAATCTGTGTTTTAATGATTTTCATGTTATAATCATAGTAGATTTTAATTGGTTGTACAAACACATCTTCAATATTTTGTTTTCTTTTTTTAGTTTTGAGTTTTCTTCTACAAGATTCGCATACATGTCTTTGTAATCCTCTCTTTCTTCAAAGATTTTTTGTTCCAAATCACGGATTTGCTTGACAAACGATACTTCTTTCATTGAATATATTTAATATAAATGTCTTAAATGTTTTTGTTCAATCTGTATAAATGTTAAAGATTTTGTAAAGTATATATAGGAGTTAAAACTTGATGAGTAAATCAGAAAGAAAACCATTACCATTCCCAGGAAACAAAATTACAACCAATCACCAATCACCAGACATTCTACCAATTTTAGATAAGATATTGGAAAACCAAACAAAATTAGATCAGATATTCAAATACCAAAACGTTTTATATAAAAACCAAGAGACGATAATTAGAATTACGGAACAAATTTATGGTTATTTATTTGGTGAAAAAATACGTAAAGAAAATACAGAAAGACAAAATTGGGAAGCAGAACAACGAGATGAAGAAGCTCAAAAACCACGAAGAGAGACTAAACCTGGGGATCACTGGGATCGCCATGGTGGCAAACACCAGAAGTTTAAAAAACATTCGGATAAGCTTAGAGTAAAGAAAAATGAAGAAATTACAAGAAATCCAAAACCTATAAAAAGCAAGGCGAAAAAAAAGAACTCAGATAAAGTTCAATCTACAAAAAAAGTTTAAATACAATTCTTCTTTAGTTTGTATAAATATCAACAGTTTTTCCAAGGGTATTTTCAACATATGTAAAAGCAATATATTAAACATCGGTGTGATTATTTCAATATTTTTCTAAGGCCAACGTCTCATAAAGGCTTAATGAAAAATAGTACATCACAGTAATTTTTTATAAAATTTATAAAGTTGTTTCTTTTTCTAATATTTCTTATGTGATGTACTATTTTTCTAAGACCATCAGTACACAACGTTAGATATTTACACCCTAACCTTTCTTATTATCTTATTTTATAAATAATCGATCTTTCTATAGACTATAGGAACGACTGGGGGGGAGAGAGGTGATAAATTTATCAATTTATGGTCTGAAATCGATATAAAGTGATAAAATTAATATATACCATAAAAGTAAGAAGTGATAAGACATGCCGTTTCCTATCACTAAATGTTCATTCTGTGAATACAAAACAAATGTTAAATGTAATATTATAAGACACCATAATGCTAAACATAAGAATGAAATATATCCATTTTCAATAAATTGTGAAAATGGACAAAATGTATGCCCAAATGGACAAAATGTATGCCCAAATGAACAAAATGTATGCCCAAATGGACAAAATGTATGCCCAAAATGTAATAAGACATATAAAACAAAAAAACATTTGGTAAACCATGAAAGAAGATGCAATGGATTAGATGAGTTAACCTGTTCTAGATGTATGACTTCTTTCACAACAAGGTCTGCTAAACACAAACACATCAGAAGAAATAAATGCCAACCTAGAAGTATTATACATGCTAGAACACCAAATATACAGAATATTACGAACAATAATATTCAGAACATTCAAAATATAAATAACAATACAATAAATAACAATCTTAATATCAACAATTTCGGTTCTGAAAGAACTGATTATATTTCAAACGACCAAATTAACAAGATTCTTGTTAGCGGTATTAATACTTTACCATTATATATTCAAATGAAGCATTTCAACCAAGATTTTCCTGAAAATAACAACATCACTTTTACAAATGAAAATAAATGCAAAGTGTTGGAAAACAATGTATGGAAAGAAAAAGACCTTATTAATCTTTCTTCCCAGCTTCTCCACAACAACTCGGAAGTTCTTCTCGTGTATTGCGAAGACAATGAAGTTGAATTGTCTAATCTTATTAAAAACGATGAAATATTTGAACGAATTAAAGATAAGCTCATTATCATCTATAACAAAGCTGATTCAAAAAAGTATAAACAAGTTCTTTCGAAAATTAAAGACCTTGTCAAAAATAAATAGTACATCACAGTAATTTTTTATAAAATTTATAAAGTTGTTTTCTTTTTCTGATATTTCTTCTGTGATGTACTATTTTTCTAATATCATCAGTACACAACGTTGAATATTTAACATTTCTTATTCTTTTATTTTATAAATAATCATTCTTTTTATAGACTATGGGAAAGACTGGGGGGGAGAGAGGGTCTAAAATTAGTAAATTATGGTCTGTAATCGTAGTATTTAAACATGAAAAAAATGACTATTATATATAGAAAGTAGTAAGTATTAGTAAATGCATTTTTTCAAGTGTAGTTATTGTTCGTATTTTTCAGATAGAAAATTCAATTTACAAATGCATACCAGTCGCAAACATTCATCAGAACTTCAAAAAATGGTAAAAATAGCAAACAAAGAAAATGTTGTGCCAAACAAAGAAAATGTTGTGCCAAACAAAGAAAATGTTGTGCCAAACAAAGAAAATGTTGTGCCAAACAAAGAAAATGTTGTGCCATTGGTTTATTTATGTGATAAATGCAACCGAAAATATAAAACTTTAAAATACTTGAAAAAACATAAAGATTCGTGTAATGGATTGGATAATTTGACATGTCCAAAATGTATGATATCGTTCTCTGATAGAACTAACAAAAGTCATCACATCAGAAGAAATAAATGCCAACCTAAAAGTATTATATACGCTAGAACACCTAATATACAGAATATTACAAACAATAATATTCAGAACATTCAAAATATAAATAACAATACAATAAATAACAATCTTAATATCAACAACTTCGGTTATGAAAGAACTGATTATATTTCAAACGATCAAATTAACAAAATTCTTGTTAGCGGTATCAATACTTTACCACTATATATTCAAATGAAGCATTTCAACCAAGACTTTCCCGAAAATAACAACATCACTTTTACAAATGAAAATAAATGCAAAGTTTTGGAAAATAATATATGGAAAGAAAAAGACCTTATTAATCTTTCTTCTCAACTTATCCACAACAACTCAGAAGTTCTTCTCGTGTATTGCGAAGACAATGAAGTTGAATTGTCTAATCTTATTAAAAACGATGAAATATTTGAACGAATTAAAGATAAGCTTATTATCATCTATAACAAAGCTGATAGCAAAAAATACAACGAAGTTCTTTCGAAAATTAAAGACCTTGTCAAAAATAATAATGTTGATACACATGTTTGAAATCATTTTTGTAACAGTAATCTTTCATATCATTCGGCATTGTTTCATACTTACTTGAAGGCTTCTAGGACATATCATATAAGAATTAAAAAAATGATTCAAATACTAGTTTCAGAACAATATGTGTGAATATATTTATCTCTAACAAGAGAGAGAATTCATTCAATATTGACACAACAATTTAAAATATCATACGATATGTATCTCTGTCAAATTGATGAATATCTTTTGTTGTTATTTTATTGGAAAATAATGTTTTATACTTCATAATAAGTTTATATTGGTTGGGTTGTTTTTTCTTGTCATTTTTTTTCAACAATAAATTTATTGTATTCATCAACATAATTTTAGTTGTTTTATAACAATGTTTTAACTGACAATCTGTGAAGTTTATTTTTTCTTGTGTTTTGTCTATTACCTTATTCATTGATGCCATTTGTTTGTAAAAGTCTTTTTGAGAAATTTTTTTTGTTTGCATATCTGATACAATTTTCAATCTTTTTGTAGATAATTTGCCGAGAATAACAGATAATTTAGCCTTTTGCTCAGAACAATGTTTTTCATTACATTTGAATACATTTTCAATCTTTGAAACAATGTTTTGAAATTTTTTCAAATCAATATTGTTTTTCATTTTGTGTTCTATATTAAGTAAAGGTTTTTTACACCTTTTAACATTTAAAATGCCGATTTTTTACTATTAATATGATATAAGATTTAAGCAATATTATAAGATGATAGTGATGCAATTCTACCATACATAAGACCTATCGTTAATCTAAATAATGGTGTGTTTGGAACGAAAGTTCTATTATTTAGGTTATAATTGATTACTTTGTTATCAGAACAAGAAACCTAACGGTGAGATAATCAATTACTAATAAAACAAAAATTAAAAATGAATTCATACCAAGTCCACGCTTGGTACTACCCAATTTTTTATACCTTTTCGGCATTTTAAATGTTAAAAGGTGTAAAAAATATATAAATAATAAGAAACAGTGCATTTTTTAACAATTTCTATTTAATTCAATAACATATAGTTTCCAAATGAATCTATTTTTTCATGATCATTGATTATGGCGACTGTATCTTGTAAAACTTCTTTTTCCATGTTTTCTATAATCTTTTCGCCAATAATTTCATCTGTCTTTTGCTTTAACTCTATTTTTTTTAAGTTTTCTCCTGTAGGTATTATTTCTTCTTTTTTGGCAGCAATCTTGGATATCATAAATGTTTTTTCATCTTCTTCTCTAACAGTTGATTTTAATCCTAAAAACTTGTTATTCAATATGTACTCTAGTAATACAAATGTAAAAACAATTGTTATCAACCACGTTCCTATATTCGCAATGAACAATAATATAGAATATATTATTGATGCAAAGATTGAGTTTTTTGAAACTCCAAATAAAAGTGTATCGTACACAACAAGTTGTTTATACACGATATCAGATATTGGTGAGAATAATTTCATATTATCTATAATAAGATTACTTGTTGCGACACCAATAGTAAAACCTGAAGCAGCAATAAGAATACTATTAGAAAAAATGAAATTTTGAAAATCATTATAAAATTTTGCTAATAAAAGTTCACTATATGTTGACATTCTATATTGAATCATACAAAAAAAATATATAATATACATCATTCAATATTTTAGGATTATCTCTTAACTGTCAATCATGTCATATACGACTAGTTTCTTACTCGTCATCATCATTGTTTCCAAATTTGATTCTGATTCCCTTCCAGCCCTTATTATCAGTAGGATAAGGACCTATCATCTTTTCAAGATATGCCTTGATTTGATTTCTATCAGGACGTTTTTTATTCTTTGGAACATTTTCACATGCCCATACTCTGAAATCATTATACACATTTGCAATACCTAGTCTTTCATCAATTTTTTCCCTGTCAATTTCAAGACGGTCGTTGATAAATTGTCCAATAACATCATTATTGTTTTTATAGCTTTCCGTAGCGATTCTAACCTCCATCGGTTCAGGAATAGAATTCGGATTAATATACTTGTGTCTTTCAATTAACATACTGACAAATGGTTCTGTCCATCTTTCAAATTTGTCCGAAAGCTCGAGATCCATTTCAAATTCATTCGGTTTTGTAGGATTCTCGCAAAATTTTGATGTAAACTCGATAACACGAATTCTGCGCCAAGTTCCTCCGTCATCACTTGGAACTTCTGGGAGTTCATTGCACGTTAGAATCATCTTGAATTGTGGTTTAAATTCATATGGTTCTTTATAAAGTGCTCTTGTCATAATTCTGTCATTTCCTGACAATTCCTTCATAAACCCAATATTAATTCTATCCTGTTCGCTTGGTTCTTGCATAACAGCAAAGCGACGACCTTTGGTTCTTTCCAGTTCACTTTGAGCACTATTTGATGCCGCGCGTTTTTGTGTTAACAAAGCTATTGGTAATATACAATAATAATCTCCAATAGCTTTTTGCACTAAATCCAACAATCTTGATTTACCATTGCTACCTTGTCCTGTGAAAATATAGAAACGCTCTTGTGCAATACTACCGTCGATGATACACGATAGAACATCGAGTACATAATTACGAACACTTTCTACTGTAAATATTTTGCTGAAGAAGTCAAGAATTTCTGAATATTCTGGCGATTCTACATTGTATGCTACATAATTTAATTTCGTGCTGTGGAATATATAATCATCGGGCATTCCTTCCCTGAACAAATGCATCTTAAGGTCATATACGCCGTTGATAAATCCTATGAGGTGCGACCTACTGTCTAGCAACTCGTCGAATTTCTCATCCATGAATAAGCAGCGCAATTCTCGCATTATATTATCCTTGAAAGATGCATTCTTCAATTGTGTAGCAATTTTCAAGCATTTTTTAGCTCTTTCGATATTAACGTCTTTTTGTTCTTGGTCTTCGTTATTGAAACTTTGAATATTCCAATGTCGAGAACGCTCCATAAACTTTACACAAATATCAGTACTTAATATAATACGAAGGACTGATCCTTCTGTTGTTATCCTCCACCTGTGTTTATCTTTATCGTAATGATACCATAGTGTTTTATTCACTGTTTTTATCTCATCTTTATAAATTGCTTGTACAACCTTGGCAATATCGTAATGAGCTCCGTCGCTTCTGATACACATATCAATCAGTGGAATGATTGAGTTATCAATAATTTCATTGTATTTCGAAATATTATCCTGTTTTGCCCACCATTTCAGTGTACCGATACCCATATGATCTTTTCTCATTTTGTTCCAAAGTTTTTGACATTCTCCTTCGACATATGAACTACCAATTTTAGAGAATTCTATCCATGTATCAAGTAATCTGTAATCAATATTTCGCAATACCCACCCAAGATTAATCCAATCGTCGTATTTTTCAGAACGAGAATATGATAAACACTCAACTACCAGTCTCTTAATGATACATAGTTCATCGTCTGAAGTATAATTTTTATTGATATTTAATGATTTGGCAAAGACATTGTTGTGAATTTTTGTTTTGTACTTTGTATCAATGGCAGGAAGCACATGTTTAATATATTCATCAATTTCTGATACATATTCTGGTACAACTGTTGTTATATTACATAGTTTTCTCATTGAAAATAACCTTATGAACTCAATTTCTTGGGATGCTGTTATAACATTGGTTGATCTAGATACAATATTGTTTTGGTAATGGAATATATTTGAAACTCTATAAGAATCTGTTTCCATCTTTTTACTCCCATACATCAACCAACAATTAACGTCTATGATTGCCTTATCTACAACAGATGCGAAGTCATTGCATATTGGTAGATCCATGAACATTTCTCCTGCAATATCAAGAACTTTATTGCGAATGAAATTTTGCACATTGTTTGAAGCAATGATATGTGGAAACACAATATGAATTCCGTCTTTCATTTTGTTCCTGAATTCAGATGGTTTAGACTTTTCCATAACATATGCAATGTTGTGTTCTTCCGGAATTTCAAGGTATTTATTAATAATTTTGAAGTATGACTGAATAATATTTGTTATATGGTTCAGATTATACTGTCGTTTTAACACCTTGGTATCATTTAAGATTTCGTAGCAGGTTTCGTCCAATAAAAATCTGAAATCCAAGTCAATTCTTATAGCACTAGGGTTTGTTGGTTTCTCTGTAAAATGCAGGTTTATACCATTTGTTAGAGCAACACTGTATAGTTCTATGAATTGATTATATTCATCGTCAGGAATGAATACACAGGTTCGTGGATTACCTAAACTTGTGTTGCTAAATGGTGTCCCTTTTTCTACTTTGTGTTTAATTAGAAACGTATTTAACTCATCCTGAATACCCATTATTTATTGAGTGTATATCTGAATATATATATCAATTTTATTTTATATGAATTTGACAATCATTTTTTTAAAATCTCTCAATTAAAAATTATCCTGATAATGATGTCATTATTTTCATGTATTTTTTTATATTTTTATAGGTCAAATTTTTTTTTTGTGAAGATTAAACAGTACATGAATAAAATTAATTACGCTAGTCCTGATAATATATCTAAAAAACAATTTTTTTCACATGACTCTTTGCAAAAACTCAAATCTATATGTAATTCGTTTAAAGACCCTAAATATACCATAAAAAGCAATACATCGGCTAAAATATATAAAGAATTAAATATAAATTTGGCACCATTGTGTGGAAAAAACAGGTATTACCTATGGCATGGTGTTATAGAACATATTGCAGAAAAGAAACTGAATGCTATGGAATTCTCAAAAGTGAAAAATATACTGAGGAAAATAATGAAAAAAGATTTGAAGCCAGAAAAACCAGAGTCGTGGTCAAAAAATCCCAAACAGTGGTTGTCTAATTATGATATTAAAAACGTAATGACACAATATACTGTTGTAAAGAAATACAATTATTCATTTTTGGGAGTTTTTCCTATAGACTTTGCATTGAAGGATTTGCAAGGAAACTGTTTATATTCTGAATTTTGCAATATCAATGTTTCTGAATTTATAAGAAAAAAAAAATCTTTCTTAGGATTCATTACAAACTTGGACAAACACAACCAACCTGGTTCACATTGGACATCTTCTTTTATTGTTTTAAATCCTTCGTTGTCCACGTACGGTGCTTATTATTATGATAGTGTTGGTTTAACTATTCCCAAGTACTTGAAAAATGTATTTACAAATATTCAACAACAATGTAATAAACTCTATCCTGATAAAAAGTTCAGTATATGTTGCAACAAGAAACAACATCAACAAAAAAACACCGAATGTGGTATGTTTTCTATGTTATTTCAAATAAGATGGTTAAATAAACACATTGTAAAGAAAAATCAAACATCAATGGAAGAAATCATTGGAAATTCTGACATATCAGACGATAACATGTTGAAATTACGAGATCATTTTTTTCGCCCAAATACAAAAGTTGAATTAAAAGCATTTTTGAAACAATAATAAGCAATATTTATATATAAACTTATTATGATATCTGAAATAAGAACAAAACATTCTTCGATTGATATCGAAAACACAACTAAGGTTATAATTTATAAATTGCACGAAAAAGAAATTAAACAACAATCAAAAAAAATAAAATATAAAAATAATGACCATGTAATGCAATATTTCCAACATATATTGTGTATCATCAGTACATAAAATTCAACAAATGTGTAAATAATGTATATAAAACAATAAAACAATATATGTTCTATATATAGAAAATGCAAGTACAATATACCCCACCTCATCAAACCTACGAACATGTAGAACCTATCAAAGATTTTCCAGTTTCATATGTTCAATCTGACGAATCACAACAACTTCATCCTAAAATTCAACCGGAACACGTAGAACAGATACCACCCATACAAATGCCGAACCCAAATATACAATATCATGACCCGGTAGAACCTATACACCAAACAAGTTCATATCAACTAGCACCAGAGTTAGTATACTACTATCAACCAGTTCAACAAGTTCAACAAGTTCAACCAGTTCAACAAGTTCAACCAATTCAACAAGTTCAACAACCATCTCCGATTTATTTTGCAATACCACAATATCAAACACATCAACCAATTCAATACCAGCAACAAAATAATTCACGTGATATATCACAAGACATTTCACAGATTACAACAACTGTTCAAGACACTGCACAAAAAATTGCACAAGAAAGTGCAGAAAAAACTATTATTGAACTCAGGAAACAGGTTGATAAGCTTGAAAATCAAATAACTAATTTGATTGATAAAAAATTACGTTCGTGTTGTATGTAAGTACGTTTATAAGTTCAAATATTGAAGTATCTTATTTGCTTTTTCTTTTCCTACTTTTTCTATTCTACACAACAATGATATCTTGTCGTCAGACTCGTGTAATGCTTTCAACAATTCGTACATAGTATGATATTTGGCTTGAATATATTTGGCAATTGTCGCTGAAATGGTTGGTATTTGTGATAGCTGCATGATATAACAAATTTCAGGAGTGATATTGTTTATTTTTTTCATCTTTATACAATCAACATAATCTGGTTGAACTCCATCTACTCTCAATAAAAATTTATCGGTTTTATCAATCATCTTAATACACAATGTTAGAATGAATGTAGCAGTATCTTCAATATCTTTGGTAAAAACTAGATGAATGTTGTCCCTGTACATAGTAAACATGTATATACTTGATAATAAGTCCTGGTTCCGTTGATTCCTATTGGAAATGATATCATCGCCTTCGATTATGTAAGTAATATCGCAACTACTTGCAAGTAGTCTGGTCTTTTGTTCTTTATATCTCCCATCTTTTAATGATGACAAAAGGTCAGAAACGGTTTTCCTTTCAATAATCCAAGTCTTAGAATTGTTGACAATATGTATATCACCTATATCCATTTGCTGTGTTTCAATGATCATTTTTTCGGAATAGTTTTCTAGATTCCTATCGTTGATACACGATATAAGCTTCGATTCGCGAGAATCAAGAAGAAGTTTTAACATATTTAAATGTATATATTATTAAAATATATATAATTTGGTCTTATATGTGTAAAACATTGGATGAAAATTAAAAATATTTATCTATTATAGGAAGTGAAAAAATGGCGAAATACGAGGTTTGTTCAACTTCAATTGTTCTCGGAAAGAAAAGAAACATTTACAAGAAACAGGGTTCGACTAAGCAGTATATCAAATCTAAGGGTAGAATGATGCAGCTCAAGAAATACAAGGCTTTGAAAGCTGCAAAGTCTGCAAAGTCTGCAAAGTCTGCAAAGTCTGTGAAATCTACATCAACTAAAACTACCAAGCGTGTAAAACGCCCTTCTGTGAAACGCGCAACTAAACCTAAACCTGTTATGGGCTGGTTCTAAATCATAAATCCACCAAAGAAATTATATTTTATTTTTACACATTTTTCGCATTCAAAAAGATAAATTATTGAATAATCTTGATACATTTTACAAAAACATTCACGAATATCATATGATATTATTTGGGACGAGTTGTGCCAAATATTATGATACACAATATCCAAATATATACAAGGTATCTAATTCGCAAACAGCTTCAGGATACATCATAAACAATTCGATATATGATGAATTTATAAAAATGACCGATTATTCAATAGATGGTCTGACAAAAACAGGAAATAGTGTATTATATTGTATAGATATGGCATGGAAATCATTTCAGGGTGAAAATAAACATGTGTATTTATTCAATAAGACAGGACCCGTAGGAGTTCAAAGACCAAGTTATAGCGATATCGAGAAAAGACAAGTAAATTACGGTGTTTAAATATATATATCTCTTGATATTTTGTTTAACATAAAACCGAATTTATTTTTTGATTTCATTGAGGACGCGTTTATCGACCACTACAGAATCACACCATCGTTTAGATTTAAGAATATTTTGTATATATGGTAAGAAATATTTGACTATTCTTACATATATTTGATTTTTCAACAATTTAAATCATAAGTATAAAATCTATTAAATCATAATTTCATCATCATTAAGAATGTTGTCTAATATATTATCAATATATAACAGCATTATTCCGTTGTTTACATTCAAGTTTAAGATTGACGAACTAATATTTAATAACCACGTTGGTAAATTGTCATAGAATTCGTTGGAATTGAACGCAAGAGCTTTGACAAAATTACAACATAATAAATAGTGGTTTTCACTATTCTCAAATAATCTTATTGTTTCTTTGCTAAATTCAAACACAAAACTTTCCTCAGTAAGTTGGAAATCAATAGGGAAATATGAACTAGCATCTGGGAGTTCATAACATAAATCCTGAAATAATCTAATAACTCTTTTGTAAGAATTTATTGTTAATTTTTGAAACCATTTCACATCGTTATAAAAACCAGCCTTTTCCATGATTTGTGATACATCTGTATAAGCATGAAGTGCTGTTGTCCAATTATATTCTTGGTTTCTGCAACTTAAATTATTATATTTCATTAACAATTTGAGTTGTGTTATAACATATTCTGGAATAACATCTTTGTTATATGGATTCCATGCACCATTTAAACGAATAAAGTAATCAAATTCAATCGCATGAAAGATATAAACATGATCTCTATCATCCATATATCCAAACCTCATTTCTTTGGGTATCTCTGAAATTTCATCATAAGTAAAAGGATCTTCGTTGTTTTCTGACAGAACTGAAATATATTTTGTTATTTTACGATAGATGTAATTCCTCGCGACTCTCTGAATTTTGGAAACAGATATTGAATAATAAATATGCTGAATGATATATATTTTACTGTCTCTACATGTCAAGCCAGACTCTGGAAATATACTCAAAAGATGCTTCTTTGTGTACAAATAGCTTATAGTCTGTGNGAACATGTTTTCTTTATCGTTCGTAAAATTGATAAATAAATGTCGATAAAGTCGAAATAATGCAACAGAACTATCTGTATAATTACCAACCGAGTCTTGAATTATATCAAATAATATGTTAGAATGGTTTTTATGTTTCTTACAATAATTGCAGTTATTGTCATTGATATTATGACATCTTGTTCCGCATCCATATTGTTGTCTGAATATGCAAAGAGACATACTTTGTATAATATATATTCTGCTTTTTATATAAGATGTTTTTCAAGAACCAGATAAGGATGTAGATTAATATTTGTTTTATATGCATTCAATTTTATTCTTATGTAATCATTATTGAATTTAAACACCATACTCAGTGTAATTGCTTTGGTATTTATACAATTTGTGTTTTTCTTTACGAGACTATAACAATAATCAAAAATATCCCTGTCTGGCATATCTATGACAAAAAGGATATCCATTTCTTTTGCAGATGTTTTTAAATCACGAAGGTCTATCATCTTGGTTTTTTGATAAACTGTTATATTTTTGCATTGTAGATAGGTTATAATATCATTCCTATTTTTGATGTAATCCAAAATATATTTATCAAATATTCTCACAGAATCCTCGTCGTCAAATCCAGTTTCACCACCGTCAAAATTGTTTTCATCTATAAAAGATTTATAAAGGTCTTCGTTGAATTTTTCAGTATTTGTATATTTATAATATGTGTTTTTGAATTGTTTGATGTATAGTAAAATGTTGATTCTCATCTGTTTTTCATCAATATCCTTGTTGGAATTATTGAATGAATCTTCTATTTCATCATCGTTAACAAATGTTGTATGATATCTTTTAGGAATATCTGTACCACTACCATGCAAAGTGTTGTAAAGAAGTATTTTGGTATTTGTTAAGATATTTTTGAAATAATTCATTCTATAAATATCGAACATTATTTTGAATCGTATTATTTGATATATTTGTTTTAAGCCATAATTACAAAAATGCAACACAACCATAAAATCATCATTTCAATTTATCATGTTATAAATAACTTTCTTAATTATTATTTAAAATATTATGTGTTATAATAATATTTTATAGAAAAAAGATGCTCATATCCAGGATCGAACTGGAAACCTATCGTTAATAAGACGAACGCTCTAACCGATTGAGCTATACGAGCATTACCATTTTAGGTATGAAAGTGATTCTAAACAATCACCGGTGCTAATCACCTATTCCAGTGTTCTTCACACTGGCATGTCTATATAATACGTCTTATCCTTATATAGTTTTAAACTTTCTAATGCATCACTTCGCATCTAAAATGGATTGTATTTTGTCTTTTTGTGCAACTTTGAATACCTAAACAACCCACCTTACAATCTCAACGATTTTAACAAATGCTCACTGTGTATGGGAAAAATTTGTTTGCGTTCCAACGCTTTCGCGACATTTTTGTCTTCAAAAATATTGAACGTATTTACAATTTCATTATTATCAAGTTTTGACAAATATTTGGAAATGTCTTCAGGATATGGCAAGAACAAATCACCACTATCTACAACAATTTGCAAAGACTTCTTCGAAATATAATAACAATTTCCAGAACAGTAACTCATTCCCGTATACCCTACCCTAAATCTGAATCTTGCCAATTCGGGATGCTTGTCAAATAATTCTTTTTTTTGCATGAAGCGAATACAATCGCTGAATGGAGTACCGATATTGCAAACTTTTCCAATAAAGTCTTCATCATCTTTGATTTTCAAAATAACATCCTTCAATATTGACGAATCTACATTGATATTGTCATCAATTTTGATTACACCTTTTACATCAGGATAGTTTTTATACACATATTTGTAAAATAGGTAAACCTTGTGTGGAATATTTACCCAGTCATCCTTACACCTTAAATACACTATTTCGTCATTATCTACAAAATCTGTTTCTAATGTTTCGTCTCCAACAAAAATAAGGACCTTGATTGATTTATGAATCCTGAAATATTCATCTCTCTGTTTTATTGCATTTTGCAAGTTTTTTTGATAAGACAGTATACCAATAATATAGTCCATTTTATTTCATTAACATAAGAATTTTTTATATCTCTTAACTGTCGAACAGAGGTCGTTTACGACCGATTCATAATTTAATTATCATACCAATAATAAATTATCAATGTCAAAGTTAAATTATAAAAACCTGTTCGGTAGTTAAGATATATGCATATTTAAAATATATAACATACTCCTTAACTGTCATTCGTTTAATCACGGAATAGATAGAATTTTAAAAGAAATCAAGATTGACACACCAATAGACAAACTCTTTTTAATGAGATATTCAATCCTCATGACAATGACTACAGTATAGATTTATCAAAGGAGATAAAAATAGTACATCACAGAAGAAATATTATAAAAAGAAAACATTTTTATAAAAATTTTAAAAAAGTACTGTGATGTACTATTTTTCTAAGACCATCAGTACATAACGTTAAAACTTATCTATTCTGTATTCTTGTTTTAGACTAGTTGATTTTTCGTATCGATAATCTTCGTTTTTCTTTCAAAATATTCTGCATGTCATCTAAATCTTTTTTCTTTAGATGTCTAATCAATGTCTGGGAAAATGTGTATATAAGAATCTTGCAATATAATATCTATCTAACATGATAAACAATTCGACAATGTATGAACACCCATACGCCAATAGGGTTGTTGTTATAGGAGACATTCATGGCGATATTAAAAGATTCAAAAATATTTTGATTCATGCAAAAATAATCAATAATGATCTTGAATGGATTGCCGACCCACCAAACACAATTGTAGTCCAGATGGGTGATCAGATAGATAGTGCCAATCGTCATCCTGATTCAACTGATTGGGAAAAACTGGAAGACATTTCTATGTTGTATTTTACTAACAGCATTGATGTGATTGCAAAGGGAAAAGGAGGAAGGGTAATTTCTATGATAGGAAACCATGAATTGATGAATGTTATGGGGAATTTTGCATATGTATCAAAAAACAGTCAATGTACAAACAGACATCAAATGTTTATGCCAACAGGAACATTATCTTCAATATTGGCAAATAGACCAATTGTCTTGAAAATTGGTTCATTTTTCTTCTGCCACGCTGGTATAAAACGAAAGCATTTGGATATTTTAGAAAAACATAACAAGGAAATATCATATTTAAACAAAATATGGAAACAGTTCTTAACAACGAATAATGTATACATACAAGACAAAGAGATATTTGAAGAAATCATTGTGAATGATAATGGAATATTGTGGACAAGAGAATTAGACAACAAAGATGACATGGAATATGTATTAAAACATTTAGGATGTCGTTTTATTTTTGTAGGACATAGTACTGTAGATTCAATTCAATTGATTAATGATTCTATTTGGTTGACCGACAATGGTATATCAAGGGCCTTTGGTGGAACATCGTATCAATATATGAATATTATAAATAATTCAATTCATATTGAAACTTTATCTGATATAAACTGAAAAAATGACCCATTCAGAAATGATGAGTGTGATAACAGGTAATATGGATACTATAACATCTTATTTTGACGAAATCTTGATCGTTAAATCTGAAGAATTAAAACAATTGTATGTTCAGAAGTCAGAAAAAAGAAAAATGACACATATGAACAATGATATTGATTATCATTCGAAGACGACACTAAATAGTATTGAGAAAGAAAAAGACAGAAAACTTAAATCATCAAAGAATTACAAAAAAACACAGGCATATGGAAATGTTTAATTTTATCAAAAAACGCATCAAAAAGAACTTAAAAATAATTCATATAAATGATATAATGAAAATATTCAATCACTCAGATACTCTTCTTGCAACTACTGATGATTTATTAATTTATGATAGTATAAAAAATAATTCAAAAAAAAGTTTTTCAAATCATTTGAAAAATAGAAAAAAACAACTTATAGAATATAGAAAAATTCTCAATAATCTTAAGAAACTTCCGTTTATTAAGCAAAGAACAATCGAGTGGTTTAATGCAAGAAAAAACAGATTAACCGCATCTGACCTCGGTGATGCTATAAAAGAAAACAACATTAAATTGGCTAAACAAAAGGCTGGTATTGTCAAAAATAATACTAACTTTGCAACTATACCTGCACTCAAATGGGGAACAATGTTTGAAGCAATGGCAATGAGGTGTTATTCTCAAGAGAGGAATGATATTGATATAACAGAATTTGGACTGATTGAAGACAAGAATAACGAACATTTCGGTGCATCACCAGATGGTATTAATGATATGGGAATTATGATTGAAATAAAATGCCCATTCAGTCGTGTTATAAAAGATAATAATGTTCCTGAAAAATATTATATGCAAATACAGGGACAACTTGCAGTATGTGGCTTGAACGAATGTGATTATGTAGAATGTTGTTTTGCTACACACGATTCAGTGTATAAATATATTGAATCGTGTGAAGGCAATGTTAATCATGGAATCATAGCAGAATATGAAAATATCTCAACAAATGAATACAAGTACCTTTACTCGGACGCATATCTGACTGCAGCAAATGCATTAGACAATATCAATAAACAAATATTCGAATATAAGCATGATACAGAAATCCTCAAATTTAATCGACTCATACCATGGAATTTGAAACAGATAAATGTTCAACGTGTATTATTTGACCCAGAACTTTGGCAAAAAACAGTTCCAAAAATCAATAACTTTTGGGAAAAGGTTGAACAATGTAAGCTATGTGAACCAGAAGAACAAAAAGCAAAATTAAAAAAATATTCATTTGTTCCAGATGATGAAAACTAAACATATTGTAATTTATTTTTAAACATGACATTCATCGAATTAAGTTGATATATCATTCCAAAATCATATATTTCTGTTCCTTCTATATTTGTAGAACATGTACTCTTATATCCATTTGGAACATTTGTATCACTGTGATTTAAACATCCACAAGAATATAAACTTGTGCCTATACAATTTAAAAAGCAATTTTTTTCTCTTGATATATTAGCATCTTTTATCATGTAATTTTTGAAATATTTAAATCCAGTATCGTCTGGATATTTTTGGATTTCTTGTTTATCCATAAAATAATTTGGATATACAATGTGTAATTTGATAAATGATTTCTTAGTTCCAATATTTTTATTTAGGTTGTTATCATACGAAGCAGACAATGAATAAATTGAATCTGGTCTGGCTATTATTTCTTGACCATTGAGTCTCAAAAATGGAGCTTGATAAATAATAACATATACTGGACCATATATTCTATCATCTGTTGGAAATTTATCGATCATTTTATTAACATCAATAACAATTTCTTCGAGAATATGATTTATAGAAAATGTATATAATTCTTTAGTTGAAATATGGATTTTTGTTTTTAAGATTGTAGAAATATCAACTATTGGCGTTGTCTT